AACGCTTGAGAAAAGCGACACTCCTTACTATGAAGCTACAGTATCTATTGACTACTACTTAGAAAGCCAACCAGACTTATCAAGCGAGGATAAAGAGTTTGTAGCTGCTGGAACAAGAGTTCGAGTTTACGAAAAGAAAGACGGTTGGAGTAGAGTTAACTACAAAGATAGTGACCAGTGGATTGAAGATAAATACTTAACAGAAGTGGAATAATATGATATAATATAAAAGAACGGACGAGAACGGAGAGACGGTTTCCTTTTGTCTCTAAAAGCCTAGCTTAATTGCTGGGCTTCTTTTTTTATGTCTAAATTTCCTTTACAATAGCAATTTTTAAAAATTTCTATTAAAAAATTAAAAAAAGTTTATAAAAACTATTGACTTTATACTCTATATAAGGTATAATAATAAATGTAAGGAGGTGAAACAGTGAACAAACGCAAGAAGTTAAAGAAAAAAGAAGACTCTCAACAAACAAACCTAATCAGATTATCTATAATATTAGCGGTATTACAGATAATAAAGTCTCTGATAGATTTAATTGTGAAAATCTTCTAAATACATTAAGGGAACGGGGTTTACAAAACCCCAAGTACCTTGCTTATGTTCACATTATATCATGAAAAAAGAAAAAATACAAATGGCGATATTGATACTCGGAATTATAGCAACAATAATTTCAATAATTTTAAGTTTTGTATAGAGGTGTAAAAATGGAAAAAATAATTAAAGAAATAAAAGAATTATTAAAAAGCGATATTACAGATTATCGAATTTCTAAAGACACTGGAATTACATTAAGTGTTATTCAAAATTACAGAAATGGCAAATATGCATTAGAGAATATGACATTAAAAGTAGCTAAAAAATTATACGAATACAAGGAGAGATTAGACATGAGAAACTACGATAAAATGATGGTAATAGTAAATGAGTTAGTATTAGAAGAGGGAGCAACAGTGACATACTGGAGCGAAAATAAACCTAATGACTGCACTTGTTGTTATTCAGTAGATGAATTAAAAGCACATCTAGGACGAAAAGAGGAAGATGAATACGAAAAAATGGTATTTCAAGTAGACTTTGAAGACGAAGAAAAAGTATATCAATTTTATCTTAGCGATTATGAAAATGTAGTTAACGAAGAGCCTTTTACAATGAGTTTATTACACAACACAAGATAAGAATTTAGGAGGTAGTAAAAAACTACCTCTTTTCTATTTAGTGAATCTATGTTATTATATAAAAGTAAACCATTAATCAATGGTAAAGACACCATAAAAAAAGGGCAGAAAAAGGACAAAATCTTTCAAAATAGCACGTTTTATTGAAATGAAATGAAGTTAAAAACACGTTAAAACAAGCGTTTTTGTACACTTTTGAAATGTTGTGAAATGAAATGATTAGGCTTCCCATATATGAAACATAAATAAATAAACCTTATTATATCAAGTTTAACAAGGTGTAAGGTAGAATAAAAGGGCAGAAAAAGGGCAAAATAAGACAAAAACAAAAGACTAGCATTTAATTTAATGTTAGTCTTTTTTATTTAAAATGATATATCCTTGAATAAATCAAACTCTTTCTTTTGGCTTTTCTTAGTCTTGTGAATGTATATCCGCTGTGTTACCTTTGTGTCTTCGTGTCCTAATCTCTTTGAAATATATTCAATAGGTATTCCCTTGTCAATGCATAAACTAGCATGAGTATGTCTTAAACTGTGAATCTTAAATTCCTTGCTTACTAGCTTTTTTAAACCTTTTCTAAAATGGCTAGGTATTATGTAATTTCCGTGTAGATTAGGGAATATTAGATTCTTTTCATCATTGTAGCTTTTATATATAATCTGATAGTTAGCTTTTAACCTTTTTTGACTTTCCAGTATATCTAAACATTTCTGATTAAGTGATATTTTTCTATTACTGCTTTTAGTTTTCGGAGTGTTAATACCTCCGTTGATATTCCATGTCTTATTAATTGATAAGATGTTATCTTCTACATCATCAAACGTTAAAGCAATAAGCTCCCCAAATCGCAAACCAGTATTCACAAGGAACTCAATTACATTTCTGTAGTATGGATAGTCTTTTAACTCATCTAGGATTAAGTCTATTTCCTCTTGTTCTAAATACTTTGTTTCCTCTTTTACAGTTTGTTTTTTCTTTTGCAACTTTTCAAGAAAAGATATATCTTGTATATAATCTAATCTATATAGAATCTTGAGAAACGTTTTAATACAACCTAAATGAGCGTTGTAATTCACATCAGACACAGCTACATCATCAAGAATATTTAGAATGTAGTTAGCGTTAACTTTATTCAACGGAATATCGCTGCATAACCTCTTAATCTTATTCATAGTTGTAGTATATTGTACTTGTGTATTAGGTTTGATATTTTTAAAATGTTTTTCTTTGATAATGTCAAAGGATTCAAAGAAAGTAATTGTATTGTCTATAACTGAACTTTCTTCCAGTTCTCTTAGTCTTAATATCTCTATTGCAGTTTTTCTATTACTTCTTGTATCTTTGTCAAACAATACAGAAATCTTTTTATACTTGCCATTTAACAGTTTTATTCTTTCATAATACCTTACTTTTCCGTTTTTAGTGTTTTCTATCCACATTTATTAATTACACTTCCTATAGAGAGAGGTTTTTTTATTTTATTTCACATCTAATTTAATTATTTTCTTGCCACTAGTTGACATAAAGGGTTGAACTTCCAATTCTAAAGAGCCTTCTTCATTTACTGCAAATGCATGAGTTGCATTTTCTAGTGTTCTATTAGGAGAAAGGCTATTTAAAGTAACTTGAATAGGATATGATTCAGCTTTTTTTCCATTAACATATAAACTCAATTCCATTCCTATTGGAAGGTCTTTATCTGAAAGGTTTTTAATATCGTATGTTACAAGTAAAACTTTTTTAGCAGGCTTACTTTCGAAACCATTTCTTTCATCTGTCCAAGTCGCAGATTTTACTGTAATTTCTGCTTGTTTATCAAAAACAATAGGTGTTCCTAACTTAGGCTCACTGCTAGTTTTCTTTTCTTCTTTTTGTTCAGTTTTATTAGAAGATGAACTAGTCTCTGTTTTTGAAGAACAACCACTTAATACAACTGCTCCAGCTAATAATGTAGTTAATAATACTTTTGTTTTTTTCATTTTATATGCTCCTATTTGTATATTTTTTTTGGTGGTTAAAAAACCATGTTGGATAGCTAAAACTAGCTATCTTAATATTTTTGGCGTAATTCAACTACTTTTCCTAATATCACAACTGGTTTAGTTTGAATATCTTCTAATGAGTAAAACATAGGGGGATATTTAGGGTTAGTAGATACTAACATAATTCCGTTATCTGTTTTTTCAAGTCTTTTACACGTTGCATCATCTCCGTTAACCAATACAATTACTGTATCTCCACTGTTAGCATCTGATTGTTGCTTTACTATTACTACATCTCCACTTTCCATACGTGGCTCCATGCTATCCCCTTTAATTTTCAACCCAAAGAATTCGCCTTGATTCTGCCATGATTGAGGTATCTCCTCATAGTCTAATATATCCTCAACAGCTGAAATAGGTATTCCTGCTGCGACTGTACCTAACACTGGAATTTTTATTCCGTGTGATGTATTGTTATTTTCTTCTTTGTCTTCTAATAAATTACTTCTTTCTATATTTAAGTAATTACAAATCTTATCTATTTTATCCATTCTAGGTGTGTTGTAACCTTTAACATAGTTATTTATAGTAGTGTTACTAACTCCTATTGCTTTTGCTAAATCAAGTTGAGTTTTATTCCTTAACTTTAAATAGTATTTTAATTTTTTAGAGAAAATACTTTGAATTTCTTTTTCACTCATTTTTAACACCTCTCTTATAAGTAATTATAAACTTTAACTTGAAAAAAATCAAGTAAAAAACAAAAAAAATCAAGTTTTTTTTAAAAAAACACTTGACATCAACTTAAAGTTGATTTATAATAAAGGTACAAACAAGAAAAGGAGGTGCAGTTAGTGAAATTATCCTTAAAAAGTGCGAGAGTAAACGCAGGTTACACTCAAACAGATGTAGCTAAATTGTTAGGGAAACATCCAGCTACTATTCTCAACTGGGAAAAAGGAGGAGGAAAAAATATAAACTGGTATGATTTTCAAAGATTATGTGAATTATACAAAGTAGACCCTAACGTTATTTTTTTTAAAAAGTAAATCAAGTTTAAGTTGATTTATAATAAGGAGTGATTCAATGGAGGAAATAAAACTTGACTTAGTAGAATTGCAAAAGTTGGATTTAACTTTTCCTTATATTTCAAAAGAAGATATTAAAAAGTGCTTCAACATTAAAGATACAACTTACATCAAATGGAAAAAACAATTCTTAAATAAGATAGATGAAAAGTTTTATCCACGAGGAAGCTGTTTGAAAATAGGAAAAGAACAATTTAATATATATGCTTTTCTACATTTTGCAACGAACTATGACTACTTTCAAGATAAAAGGTTAGCGGAGTATATCGAGCCTTATTCAAGAAAAACAGTACAAATATTTAGAGAGGAACTAGGTGTTAAATAAATGAAATTACCAAAAATTAAAAAAGACAAATTACACATTATATACTGGACTATCGCAGTTGTAAGTGTATGTTTCTTAACTTTAACAAATGTTGATTGGAAACAAATCGCAGGACTTGCAACAGGGCTAGGGATATTGATTCAAGCAATATTTGATAAAGAG